AGGTAAAGTAGCTTCTGGGCCTTTTTGTGTCCATGGTAATGCTGATGTAAAATAGTCATGTTGCCATGCTCTTTTTTGTTTTTTACATAATTTTAATGTGTCTGCGGCTGATTGTGTGCCGTTTGCTAAGACGACTTCGTCTGGTGTGATTAAGTTTTCGTCTCTATAATAATCATTGTATATTTTTTGGTATGCAGCGAATGGTAATGCTGATACGTTTGTAATGTCCGGGACTCCTCCTCCTGGTGTGAGTTCTGTTGTTGGTAGTCCTAAATAGTCAGCTAATGAAGAAGTTTCTTTTTCTGCTGAAGTTGTAATATCTAATTTTGGGAATGGTGGTTCTGAGAATGCTGGTGATGCGGCGTCTGAATTTGGGTATTGTCCGTCTACCGACCCTGCGATGAAAGTTTCCCAATTGTTCCATAGTATTCTATTTGGTACGAAGAAGTAGTGACAGTATACTGATGCTTTATGCATAATAGGCGTGATTAGCGGAGCGAATCTCGTTAGGTTTGTTGATTTGATACTGAATTTGTCTCCTGGTACGCATTCCATGACGTTTATAGGCATGATTTCTCCGATGAATCCTGAGAATTTTCTTGAATGTGATAGATCAAATGTGTTTGATGGTGGTCGTGGCATAGCCACTTTGCTAAATATGCTCATAGTTTTATAGTTTTAATTGTTCCAATCTACTCCTGATGCTTTTGATATCCAAGAGGGTAGAGTTTCGTTCATAAAGTTACTTGCTTTACTGAATATGTTTTGAAATACTGCATTATAAACAGGTGCATCGGGATTTATATTGATATTATACATTCCTGCTTTAAATGTAGCTTTTGCTTGTTCTAATTTCTTTTGTGCTTTAAGTATTAATACTTTTTCAGCGAGTTCGTTAATTTTATCTTGTTTTTGTGCTCCTACTACATAAGCGTTTACTGTTTCTATAATAGCTCTTTGTCTTGCTTGATCTGCTTTAGACATTGCTGAATTTATTTGATAAGGTGTCATACCTAATGTTCTTCTCTCTTCTGCTCTGTTTTTACCTGCTTGTGAGTTTTGTAATTCTATTTGAGATTTAAGCATTGCTGATTGTAATATATCAGGTATCGGATTTTTTATGTTGTAAGGTGCTGGTTTTGAAGGTGCTACAGCCCCAGCTACCCCGGTATTGGCTGAACCGCTACCGTAGAGAAGTGCTGGGTTTAGGCCTGCTTTTTTGAGTCTGGCCATTTGTTGTGCTGGCGTGTTATATGCATTTTGCATTTGCCAGAATTTTATGTTTTGAGCGTCTGCTTGCTTTTGTCTTTGTTTAGCTCCAAGGTTTCCGAGTAAGGATGATCCTAATCCTAAGATTCCTCCAAGGACTCCGCCCATTGGACCGAATAGTGAACCTTTAGCGGCTCCTTTTCCTGCTCCTGAAATTATTCCTGTTAATCCCATTATACTTTTTTGAGTTTAGTAGGTTTTCCAGCAGGTTCGAAAGTAGGGGTAGGGAATTCTGCGGGTAAGTCTGATAGTTGTTTAGTTGTCATACTTATTGTATTTTGTACGCCTGTTATTAAGTCGTCAAAGTTTACTAGTCTTAATTGTAATAGATCTAGTTGTTGGTGACATTGTACGCAGTGTTGTAATATTATTGAACGTAATTTGTCTTGATGTTGTTTTTCTTGTTCTGTTTTAAAATTTTTTGTGTTCATTAGTGTTATGTTTTTAAATTAATTTGAACCATAATTTATATTATGATTGTACCTCTGATTGGTACTAATATAGTGTTTTTTTTTTATTTAATTGACGTTTTGTTTTTTTTTTATGCTTTTTTAGCGTCGTACCTCCTTTTATTTGCGCATTTATTTAATTTTAGTGTCAATTAGCACTAGTATATCAAGTAGTACTAGTGCTGGCGGGCTTTCAGCCCTTTTGTTGTGTTTCTGATGAAACGCTTTTAGTATCTAAAGCTTGCACCGATGTGGCTTTAGATTCTAAAGCTTTTTCTTTAGCTTTTGCTGATTCTTGATCAGCTTTTATTTGAGCTTCTAGCTCTTTATGCTTTTTAGAAAGCATTTTTTTGTATTCGACTGCGTCGAGTATATCGTCGAATTTAGGTATTTCAGTATCGAAATATTCTCCTTTATTTTCGGTTACTCCAAGGGGTAAACCTCTTGAGTGTTTATCGAGAAGTTCTCTTATTCCCATATTCTGATCTGGTTGAGTTAGGACTGTTGGGTCCATTTTTTTACCTGTATAAGGTTTTGAATTGAATTGTGTTCTAAATATTAATTTAGGTTTAGTTGTACGTTTTTTCATAATGTGATTCTGTTAAGTTTATAATGTTTTTCATGTTTTAATTGAAGCGCTTTATGATGTTCTACTTTATTTCTCTCTGCTTCGTGAGTTTCTGACATTTCTAGAAAGTTATGATTGTATTCTTCTAGCCATATTTTGTATAATTCTTTTAATTCTTCTTTTGAGTATATAATATTTTTGTAATAACGGGGCATAGATATAATGTCCCCTTCTTCTTTTGTAATACAGAAAAGTTTTCGCTTTCTGTAATATTGTATCATTGCGTCTGTAAGGTATGCGTTTCCCATGCCTTTTGACATGAGGCTGAATTCTGGAAGTCTATCGTCAAATGTATTTAAGCGAAAAAGGTTGGATTTTTGCATGTAACCTACAACATAGTTGATAGTTTTAAGATTATTGTTAACAATATGAATATGGCCGTTCTTCCACGTGTCGGATATTTGCTGAGGGTTAGCGATAAGCCAATGAGGAAGATTAAAGAGGACAGCATGATAGTGAGGTCTGTGGGTTTGAGTTCCATACTCGCCACAGGCGTAGTATTTGAGTTTATTAACATTTTTATTGTTCTCCATTTTAACGGGAACAAATTTTCTTAGTCTCTTAAGAAATGTTTGGAAGTCTCTTTTTCTTAAAGTATGAAAGCCCATTTTTGTTGTGGGGGGCGTTTCATAAGTTAAAGTTAGGAAGCAAGCTGATGATGATACTTTTGCTTCTTGTACAAGCCTGAATGACCAGTTAGATGCTCTTCGTTTTTTGCAAGGAATGCATTTTCCGCATGGTACTGATTGCATGAGATTTTGACCATGCATATCTAGGTTTTTTCTTTTGACATTAAAAGGTTTCCAACATTGTGCCATTTGCTGTAAGCAATTTTAGTATTATTAAAGTCTGATTCCGCCTCGTGCTACTCTGAAGCCATTGAATTTTTTAGACTTTGATTTTTGTTTTTTTACTCCGAAATTGAATTTCTTAGATTTCCTTTTAAGTTGTTTACTTTTTTTATAAGCCATAGTTATAGATTTAAATTGTTGGTGTTCCGAAGTAAGGCATTAGTCTTGTAGCTTTTACTTCATTATGTAAGTAGACATATAGGTGCTCCACCGTATTATCCTCAACAGCGAAGACTCTTGAAACTTCGGTTGAATCGCATTCTATGAAATCTTGGTTTAGTGATGGAGCTGATGAAAAGATTCTACCCATATGCCAGAAATTTAAAGATGTTTTGAAAGTTCCGTGAACAGTAGATGGTATATATTTATATTCGGCGTATCTAGGTGTATATCCGAAAGTTGTGTCGTCTGCTCCTGTGTTTTGGTAATATAGCTCTTGATTTGTAATAGCTTGTTCTCCAATGTTTGCGAATGAGGGCCAGTAGAAATCGAATTTATCGAATTTTGACCAGTGTTTAGGGATACCTTGTTGATAAGCTGTCATAGGCATTACAGTCATTACTCCAATGATGTAGCCGTGTTCTTCACATTTATAGTTTACATAGTCTGATGATCCTACTGATACTCCATGTCCGGCCATGTTACCTTGGGGGCCGCCGTCGGCTCCGCCTGAGTTATCAGAGGTTTGTAACACTTCACTAATGGTGATAGGGGTTGATGATCCTCCAAGGAATTCTGGCCTTTGAAGTCTAGCGTCTGATGATGTAACACCGAAGTGTGCCATGATGATTTCTATATATCTTGTTCCGCCTCTTGCGTTTCTTTCTAGCCATTCTTGTAGTCTGAAGGCTCTTCTAAGTTCGTTAATTGATGCGGCTGTTGCGCCTGATAAATTTGCTTCCATTACAGCAGAATTATCCCAATTTACATAAGTTGTACCTGGGTTAGCTATGTTCATAAAACCTCCTGCTGAAGTTTCAATTGGTGTTCCACTAGAATCGAAATTATTTACATTACTGCCTGTATCGGTTTTAAGAAATGTTTCGCCACCTCCTACATATGTTAAAGGGGCTGTTGTTCCTAAAGGTAAAGTAGCTTCTGGGCCTTTTTGTGTCCATGGTAATGCTGATGTAAAATAGTCATGTTGCCATGCTCTTTTTTGTTTTTTACATAATTTTAATGTAACCCGGCCGATCGTGACTGGGAAAC